ATGCAAGTGAATTTCCAACTTCAGGATATATTTTAATAGAAAAAGTTGATCAAGATTCAAGTTCTTCAACATATGGCCAATATTTTAATGAGACTGTTAAATATACTGGAAAATCAACTCATGATTTAACGGGATGCACAAGAGGTAGTTCAGCTCCCTACAAAGGGGAAACTCCAGAAAGCACAACAGCTGGCACTCATTCTAGTGGTGCAAAAGTTTTTGGTTCATATTTAGCAACAGCAGTGGGAACTACTGTTAATACAGTAGGTCAACCTTCAACAGAAACTCAATATAACTCACTAACAGTGCCACTTGTTTCAAATGCAAGTAGTGCTGAAACAGGGGGCGGTTTACAATGTACAATTGGACCGATTAATGATAAAGGTTAATTATGGCAATAGCAGCAGTTAAAAAAATTTTACAGGGAATTGGAAAACAAGTTAAAAAACTTAAACCTAAGAAAAAATTTTCTAAAAAAAATATTGGTATAGGAAAAATAAAACAAGAAGGTCTTTATAAAACTTTAGGTAAAGATAAATATGGAGATATAAAAATTATAAATAAAGGTCCTCAAAAAGGATATAGAGTTCCTTTAGATAAAAAAGGATTTACTGAAAGAAGACCTTGGGCAGCAGATCCAAAATACAAAGCATCTTATGGTGAAAGAGTTCCTAGTGCACATTATGGTGCTACAAAAAAAGCTTCAGGTGGTTTAATTAGAGGCTTTCCTAAAATTGCTAAGAAAGGTTGGAAATAATGTCAGGACTTAGTGCATCAGGTTTAAAAACAATGATTAAGAATTACACCGAAGTAGATTCTACGGTGTTTACTGATGCTATTTTAGAAAATTTAATTTTAAACGCTCAACAAAGAATATTTTATGATGTCCCAGTAGATGCGGATAGGGTAGAATATCAAGGTACTTTAGCAGCTGATACTAATACAGTTAGAGTACCCGCAGGAATGGTTTTTGTAAGAGGTGTTGAAGTTTTTAATTCTACTTCTTCTAGAACAGGAGCAGCTACTTGGTTACAAAAAAGAGATAGAACTTTTTTAAATGAATATGTAGGACAATTAACTGGGCCTGAAGGTTCTCAAACAGGCCAAGATACTACAGGATTACCTAAGTATTATGCTATGTTTGGAGGAGCGACTGGACTTAGTTCTACTACTTCAGGCAATCTTATAATGGCTCCTACACCGGATGCTAACTATTTAATCAATATTCACGGTAATGTAATGCCGGTTACTTTAGAGGGTAGTAACACAAACTATATTAGTTTAAACTTCCCTCAGGGACTTTTATATGCTTGCTTAGTAGAGGCATATGGATTTTTAAAAGGTCCAATGGATATGTTGACATTATATGAAAATAAATATAAACAAGAACTAACTAAATTTGCAAGTGTGCAAATTGGAAGACGAAGACGAGACGATTACACAGATGGTACTGTACGTATACCAATTGAGTCACCGTCTCAATAATAGGAGATAAATTATGGCAATAACATCGGCAATTTGTAATTCTTTTAAACAAGAAATTTTAGAAGCAGAACACAATTTTACAGCTAGTACCGGAAACACTTTTAACATCGCATTATATACTAGCTCTGCAACTTTAAGTGCATCTACAACAGCTTATTCAAGCTCTAATGAAATTACTAATTCATCGGGAACGGCATACACAGCGGGTGGAAAAGCCCTAACAAGTGTAACGCCTACTTTAGACTCATCAACTGCAGTTTGTGATTTTGCAGATGTCTCTTGGACATCAGCTTCATTCACAGCTAATGGATGTTTAATCTATAATGATTCACACTCTACAGACGCTTCAGTTTGTGCAGTGGCTTTTGGTGGAGATAAGACTGTATCAAGCGGAACATTTACAATTCAATTTCCTGCAGCGGCAGCAACTACAGCTATAGTTCGAATAGCATAAGGAGGAAGTCCTTATGGCTAATACTTGGGGACGATCCGGCACAACCTGGTCACAGGGTTTGTGGGGCCAACAAGACAATAACGCAGCAGCCCTTACTGGTGTATCAGCAACAATATCTTTAGGAAGTGTAGTATCTTATCCTGAACAAGGATGGGGTCGTGATGCCTATGGTGAAGAACCATATGGAGATAGTTATGATCCTAATATTATTATTAGCACTGGTTTTGGATTAACATCTTCTCTTGGATCTACAACAGTCTCAACCGAAATAAATGCTGGTTGGGGTCAAGATGCATGGGGAGAAGAAAACTGGGGTCAATCAGGATTAACTGTAGAAATAAATGCTCCAGAAGGTCTTACAGCAAGTCTTCCAGCTGTGGGATGGGGTGATCAAACTTGGGGTGACGATAAATGGGGTGGAGAATATTGTTTAGATCCTGCAGATGTAATGGGACTAACAGGAATTGGTGTTACTTCAAGTGTTGGTTCACCAACAGCTTTTTCTGATTTTACTGGAACTCTTTCAGGACAATCTGCTACTTCATCAGTAGGATCAATATCACTTGATAACATGACCCTTGGATTAACAGGGCAATCTTTAACTTCTTCAGTTGGCGCTATTGCACCTGCAGATGTAATGGGATTAACAGGAGTTGATGCTACTACTTCAATAGGAGAAATAACAGTAGCTTCTGTTGAATTAATAGATGTAACTGGAGTAGGATCTACAGTGTCTGTAGGAGCTATTACTCCTGCAGCTATGACTATAGGACTTTCAAGTGCTGGAGTGGGTACAACAGCTGTAGGATCAATTTCACCTACAGAAATGACAATGGGATTGACAGGAGTTGGTGCTACCGTTAGTATAGGTCAAGTAGGTGGTCCAATAGCATGGAGTAAAGTTACGCCTTCTCAGGGAGGTAGCTGGAGTCAAAGAAACGCTACACAAGGCGGTAGTTGGAGTAAAAGAACTCCCGCATAAATGTAATATATGATGTTGACATTATGTATAAAACAAATTAAAAATAACAAATTAAGCAGGAGATAAATTATGGCTTCAACATACACACCTTTAGGTGTTGAAAAAATGGCAACCGGTGAGAATGCCGGTACATGGGGAACAAAAACTAACACTAACTTAGAAATTATAGAGCAATTTGCTGGTGGTTATACTACTCAAGCCGTCTCTGATTCTGGGGATACAGATCTTTCAGTTTCTGATGGATCAACTGGAGCATCTCTTGCTCATAGAGTTATTGAATTAACAGGTGCACTTACAGGCGCAAGAAACGTTACACTACCTATAGATGTTCAACAACTATATGCTATTAAAAATTCAACAACAGGTTCACAAAACGTTACAGTTAAATATGTGACTGGAACAGGAACCAGTATTACATGGACTGGTACTGATACAGGAACTAAATTAATTTATGGTACAGGATCAGGATCTAACCCAAATTTAGTTGATTTAGGATTTGGTGATGGTGATGTAACATTAACTGGAACACAGACTTTAACAAACAAAACTTTAACTAGTCCTAAAATTGGAACTTCAATTTTAGATACTAATGGTAACGAATTATTCTTATTAACAGCGACAAGTTCAGCAGTTAATGAGCTGACTTATGCCAATGGGGCAACAGGAAATCCGCCAACATTCACCGCTTCTGGTGAATCAAATGTAGGAATAACTCTTGCAGCCAAGGGTACAGGTGTGATACAACTAACTTCTAGTATGAATCCTACTATTAGTACAAGTGGCAAAGCAATGGTATTAGGATTTTAATTTAGGAGGAAACTATGGCAAGTGAAGTATTTAAAGTAAAGTTAGTAGCAGGAATCACAAACTCTGAGAACACTATGTTAACAGTAGCAAGTGGGCACACTTATGTGGTGCTTAATATATCTTTGTGTGAAACTGCTGGAGCAGCTGAAACTTTTGATCTTTATATTGACGATGGCGGCGGCGGAACAGATTATGAAATTTATTCTGATCAAGCTCTTGCAGCAAATGCTACTTTTGAACATACAACAAGAATTGTTCTAGAAGCTAGTGATGTACTTTGTTGTGCATTAGCAAGTGCAGGGAATGTAGATGCTGTTATTAGTTATTTAGATCAAACATTATAATAGGAGAAGATTTATGAGTGGAACAGTAGGTGATAATATTTATAGAGCATCGGGAGTCGTAGCGGCTGCCGGCGGTGGAGGACTATTAGGACAGATAGTTGTAGTATCTTCTGATTCTACGGTTACAGGAACAACTTCTACTTCATACACAGATTTATCAACTAATTTTCAATTACAAATAACACCAACGGCTTCAGACAGTAAAGTTTGGATTCGTGCAGCTTCAGAAGGAAGTTGTGGAGGTGGTCCAGCTAGATATGAAATTGATAGAGATAGTGGAACACAAGTAGTTGAAAGTGGATTAGGTTCTTCAGGAAGCGGTTTTATAGTTTTAGAAGCACTGGACTCACCAGCAACTACCTCACAAATTACCTATAAAGTCCGATACAAAAATACAGGTGGGTCATCAGGCCATAACACTTATTGGAAAGGCGGAGACGCTTATAGGTATATGTTTGTAGCAGTAGAAATATTAGCAGGATAAGGAGATTAAATGAGCAGTCCAACAGTAAATGATAAAATCGGTGATGCAATTAGAGAAATAGATAGTACAAGACAATACAAGTTTACAGTCGGAGACATTGATAGTATTGTTTGGCTTGATGGTAAAGCACCTATATCAAACGCTGATATAGAAGCTAAAATAGCAGAACACGATGCAGCAGATGCACAAAAAGTTACTGACAAAGCTAGTGGAAAAGCTAAACTACAAAGTGGAGAATCTTTAACAGCGGCTGAAACAGAAGCATTGTTTGGTTAATTCTTAATTTTTTACACCTCCCTCTTATATAGTTGTATATAAAGCAAATATAGTATATTTTGCCTTAACTTAGGATTTGTATGCTACAAAAGATAGGATTTTTACCAGGATTTAATAAACAAGTAACACCCACAGGGGCAGAAGCTCAATGGCAAGAGGGTGAAAATATTCGTTTTAGATATGGGACTCCTGAAAAAATAGGAGGATGGGCTCAATTAGGGGACAAAAAACTAACTGGCCCTGCAAGAGCAATACATCAAATGGTTAATAATGAGGGTATTAAATACTCTATTATAGGAACCAATAGAATTTTATATGTTTATTCTGGAGGAGTTTATTATGATATTCATCCTTTAACCAATCCATCAGGTACAGCAATTACAAACGCATTCAGCACCAGTAATGGTGATGCAACTGTTACATTAACTTTTTCAACTGCACATAACTTTGCAGTAGGAGATATAATTTTGTTTGGTGACAGCACTACTTTTAGCGCTATTACTAATTCAGATTTTACATCTGCAACTTTTTGTGACAAAAAATTTATGGTGACAGAAGTTCCTACTACAACGACTTTAAAAATAAATGCAGGAGCTACTGAAACTGGTGCAGGAGCAACTACTTCTGGAGGAATAACTTACTATAGATATTATAATGTTGGTCCAGCTGAACAGATTGGAGTTTATGGATACGGAATATCTCAATGGGGTGGTACGGTAACTAATCCACAAACTACTACTTTAGACGGAGCTTTAGGTGATAATGTTTATGGAACAGGTGGATCAGGAACTAGTATTGTTTTAGATTCAGTTACAGGTTTTCCAACTACAGGGACAAACTATATTCAAGTTGGTACAGAAGAAATTTCTTACACAGGAGTGTCGGGAACCACAACATTAACAGGAATTACGAGAGCAGTGCGAGGAACCACTCGAGCGGCTCATTCAGATGGAGCAACAGTTACTAATTTTAGTGATTATGCTGCCTGGGGTCAAGCCGCAGCCTCTACTGATAAAGTTGCTGAACCTGGTTTATGGTCATTAGATAATTTAGGTGGAACCTTAATTGCTTTAATTTGTAATAACGCTGTCTTTGAATGGAATGCAAATGCAACAAATGCAACAGCCACACGAGCCACTATTATTACAGGAGCACCAACAGCGTCTAGAGATATGTTAGTATCAACACCTGATCGTCACTTAGTTTTATTTGGAACAGAAACTACAATTGGAGATACAAGCACTCAGGATGATATGTTTATAAGATTCTCTTCTCAAGAAGATATAAATACTTGGGCACCTACAGCAACCAATAGTGCTGGTACACAAAGACTGGCCGCCGGATCACGGATCATGGGAGCACAACTTGGTAGAAATACTATTTATGTATGGACAGATACCTCATTATTTACCATGCGTTTTGTTGGTCAACCATTTACTTTCGCCTACGAACAAGTAGGTACAAACTGTGGATTGATTGGAAAAAGTTCAGCTGTAGAAGTTGATGGTGCTGCATACTGGATGTCGGATAATGGTTTCTTTAGGTTTACTGGTAAACTAGAATCTTTAGATTGTTTAGTGGAAGACTACGTTTATGATGATTTAAATAAAACTTCTAACCAAATGATTTATTGTGGATTAAATAACTTGTTTGGAGAAGTAATGTGGTTTTATCCAACTTCTGATTCTAATGTTAATAATAGATGTGTAATTTATAGTTATTTAGATTCAACACCTGATAGACCTATTTGGTATACGAATGCAAGTTCAATTTTTCCAAGAACTACATGGATAGACTCTGCAATTTTTGGATTACCTCATGCTACTTTTTATGATGCCAGTGATGATGATTCTTTTGATGTTACTGGAAACAGTGAAGGTATTACAATTTATTATGAACATGAGACCGGAGTAAATTATGTTAAAGGAGGAACTACTTATGCAGTTCCTGCTAATATATTATCTGGAGATTTTGACATTACTCAAGACCAACAAAGAGGAATTACTTTTAGAGGAGATGGAGAATTTATCATGAGAGTTAGTAGATTTTTACCTGACTTTATTTCTCAAGCAGGAAATACCATAGTTGAATTAGATTTAAGAGATTATCCTAATGAAACAGCAGCTAGTTCTACATTAGGTCCATTTACTATTACTTCTGGCACTAAATATCAAAGCTGTAGAGCTAGAGGTAGAGCAGTAGCTGTAAAAATATCCAACACAGCAGTAGATTCTAATTGGAAATTAGGGACTTTTAGGTTAGATGTACATGCAGGAGGAAGAAGATAATGCCGTTTAAATCAGAAAAGCAAAGACGCTATATGCATGCTAACTTACCCAAGATCGCAAAGAGATGGGAAAAAGATTATGCAGGTGGTGGTATTGCTAGATTAGGTTTTTATAATGGCAATACAGTTGCACCTTTTCCATATCAAGGTGGAACAATTCCTTTTGATCCATCTATAGGGAACAGAGGGGTTTATGAGTTTGACGAATTAAATCCTCAAAAAAATACACAAAGATTACAAGAATTAGGTATTTACGAAAATCTTTATAAAGCACCACCTCCTCAAATGATTGGTGACAAAGGTGGTAGTATGAATTTTATGTCCGGATCTCTCGACGCACCTTACGGTGTCCATCCTGTAACAGGAATACCTTATCAAGAACCAAGAACTATTGCTGATCAAAATAAATATTTAGGTCAAACGTTTACTCAAAAACAAATACC